TTCTGTCAAACTCTTTTTTATTCAGCTAACAAAATACGTATTGGATAACTTTGGCGGCAAAGGTTTCAGACCGCCCTTTCGCCGCGCACAATTCGCTGTCTCGTGGTCGTTCCCGCACATCCGGCACGGCGTCTCCCGCCTCAACCGCTTCCAGTTCGCTTTTCTCATTTGCATGGCTATTGCATCGCTCCCTGCGCCAGGCCAGCCGTGTTCGATGGCAACGGAGGCCCGCCTGCCGGCAGATTGTTCGCCACCTGCCCGGCGGGAATGCCACCGCGCGAAGGCATCGGTGGCACCCCTTCCGCGCCGGGTTGGTTGGTTGGTAAAGTCTGCGGCATCATCATGGGGGCGGGCTGAACAAAGTCGTCCACGTCAATCTGGTCGCCCAGTCGCCGCGCGCCCTCCTTGATCAGCGGGATCAAACTCATCCCGCCGGCAATCATCGCCTCCTTCAACTGTGGCCCGATGGCTTGGAAGTTCTGAACCTCCAGCACCTGGTTGGGTCGCCCGGTGCTCCCCGCCTCGATCTCCAGCCACACATTGTCCCGCATGTCCCGCAGCGTCATCGGAGGCCAGACCGCCCCCGGCCCGCAGATACGCTTGACCTGCTCCTCAGTCATGTTGTCCAGAAGCAACAGCCCGGCGCCCTCCGCCAGCATGGAAAGAAATTCCTCCAGATCGTCCACGTTCGAGTCCGCCGCCTGGATCCTCGATCCCTCGGCAATCGCCTGCCCCGTCGCCTTCTCGTTGCCGCCCTGCTGGCCCAGATTGGCCGGCTGCGTGCCCACCACCTGCAAGGCATCCTGATCAAAAGCACTGGTGTCATACACCTTCGGGTCAATCGGGAACCCGGGAATAGCCATAAGCCGGTCAGTGATCTTTTCGCCCGGTGCAAGACTCTTGAGCCGGAGCACCGCGCCCGCAGGCGTTGTCATCCCCAGCTTGTCCAGGTCGTCCCCGTCGGTTGTTGCTCCCGCCAGACACCACCTTGGCCGGTTGGCAATGCGATGCTCACGGTACGCCTCGCGGCTGCGGTTCTTCTCCCGCTGCATCGGCATCAACAGCCTCACATCGCTTTGCGGGTAGCATGTCACCTGTTGTTCTGGGTCGTTTTCCTCCACCTCAACCGGTCGGAACACCAGCGGTATGATGTTGTAAAAGAAGTCCCATTCCGGCTGCGGCACGTAGGGTTCTTTGAGAAAGTCCTTCACGCCGTCGCACACCGTGTAACAAAGACCGGTGCGCTTGTCGTAGATGTTGAACACGCAAACTTTCTGACAGGCCCTCTGGCTTTCCTCCATCTCGGGGCTTAGGCCGTGGCCCTCGGGCACTTCCTTGCCTTTGGCGTAGATCACCGCGCCGGTATCACGCAGGCTTACCTCGTATTCACGCTCCACATCCGCCACATCCATCAACATCTCGTGCGCCAGCCGTGGGCAGCCCACAAACCCACGCAAGTTGCGCGTGCCTCGATCAAGAATCACACTGGTCGCCGGCAGGAAATCAATCACAAGCCCCTCGCTCTCCACAGTCTCACCCTCGTTTCCGCCCTGCTGCAACTTCCGCAGCATGAACTCCAGTTCCGCCACCTTCGCGCTGTCCGGCGGCGTGGCAGGATCGTCTATCTCACGCATCTTCTGCTTGATCGCCGCCATCTGCGCCGCCTGTCCGGTCGCCCCTGCCGTCTCCCCTTCCACCGTGGCCTCGTCATCGCCGGTCATGTCGCGCCGGAACAAAATCTTGGCATACGCCACCCCGCACGTATTCACCCGTGTCACCACCTGCTTCATCTGCTGCTTGAATGGCGGGCATTGCTCGTCCAGTTGATGATCGAACAGCAGGTTCAACGTCTCGCCAATGTCCGTCTCCAGCTTGCGCTGCATCCGCGCCTGGTCGTAATCCTTCACGATGTCCATCGCCCCCTGCACTTCCGGCGGCAACGTGGCCGCGTTGAGCGCCACCTGCACCACCGGAGGCGTCTCGGGTTCTTTGAACGGCTGCGCATCATACTCCGCCAGAATCTCCTTTGCCGCCTGCGCCTGTGTGATCAGCGGCATGGATTGAGCCACCAACGCCTGTGCCCCGCGCAACGTCCCCTCGTCTCCGTCCCAGACCGTGTATTCCATCCGCTTGCGCCGCTGCCCTTCAAACGTCGGCTTCTTGCAATACAGGCTCGACTCTTTCTGTTGAAGAATGCGCTGCACGAGTTCGGCCTTGTAACAATCCTCGCCGCCCTCCACCGATCTCGCATCACCCCATTGCCGACCGGCCGCAAACCGCTGGTCCTCCTTGATCCGATCAAACACCGGTCGCCAGAAGGTCCGTTCGCGCTTCACCCAATCATTGAGTTCCTTCACCAGCGCAGCACGGCTCTTGTCCTGCGGTTCTTCCGCCAGCGGATTCGGCAGCTTGCCCGTCAACAATACATTGCCTGCGGCTGAAATACGATCCATCAGCCCCATTGGTTCAGATTGCATTACCATCCTTGTGCTCCTTTCGTGGCCGCTTCGCGTGCTTCGCGGCGTTTGCTTGATTCCTTCACCCAGGCCAGCGTGCCCGTCGGCGTGGACGGCTTCGGCGGCCCTTCTGCGTTCACCAGATAATCCAGACCCATACCCACATGGGCCAGGGCATCAACAAAGTCATCATGCGTGCCAGTGTCGAAGGTCAACATCTCCGCCTCCGCCTGTTCCCACCACGGGGCGAATTTTGGAAAGCGCACCATGCCCATGCTCATGCGCCCAGCAATGCTCTGCGCTCGCGTGCGTTTGTCACGAACACACGTCACCTCGCTGATAGGAACATACGTGTTCTCATCCAGCATCCGACGCCGAAGAAATGGTCCGATAGACTTCGAGATATGCCCGCTCTCCGCCCACCACAACAAGGGTTTGCGGTCGCGCATCAGCTTCAATATCGCGTTTACCGTCTGGTCCGCCTCCATTCGCTCCCAGACCAAGTCAGGCAGCACCCAAATCACACCGGCGGCGTCCACACCCACCGGCAACAGGCATGTGCGGTCTGCCTCCTGTTTCAGACTTACCGCGTGATCTGACGCCACGTAAATCCGGAGGTTCTTCGGTAGTTCCCCTGGTTCGTAGCCCTTCAACCATGCCCTCTTGAAAAAACCGCCTTCCTCCGGGCTTGGTCGTTGCTGATACAACGCCGACCACACCCTTGGAGTGCGCCGCGCCTGAACCCGCATGTCCTCCGTGAAATACTCCGGCCATAGAGGCTCGCCCTCCGCGCGTCCAAGGGCATCATTCGTTTCCGCCACCATCGGCAACCGGATCACCCGCCATTGATCCCCTTCCTGCGCCAGTATCCGCCCGGCCAAGTCATCCTCATGCCACCGGGTTTGAATCAGTACGATCGCCGCGTTAGGCTTCAATCGGGTCATCAAGTCGAAGTTGTACCACTCCCATTGCCGGTCTCGGTTCAGCTTTGAATCCGCATCCTCCGCACTCCGCACCGGATCATCAATCAACGACAGGTCCGCGCGCCGCCCGGTGACTGACCCACCAATGCCTACCGCAAAGTATTCACTCTTGTTTGTCGTCCCCCAACGACCCGCCGCCTGCGAATCATCCGCCAGCTTGTAACCCAGCAACGGCCCATATTCCGCCACGAGGTTGCGCACCCGCCGCCCAAATGAATCCGCAAGTTCCTGCGTGTGTGAGGCAGCAATAACACACCTCTCAGGGTGTTGACCAAGAAACCATGCGGGGAAAAGGATCGAAGCATACGTGCTTTTGGCCGATCCGGGAGGCATGAAGATTGCCAGGCGTTTAACCGACCCGTGAGCCACCGCCGATAACTCTCTCAACACCAGTTCGTGGTGCGCCGCTGGTTCGTAACCCACCCTCTGGCACCACTGCTTGAGATGTCGTCGGCACAACAACCATTCAGCCGCCATCTGCTGCGTTGGGCGCGGTTCGCTCATGCCTTACTCCCTGCAATCGCCATGAGTTCCGCGTCAGTCAGCGCCGCCATGTCCTCGATCCTGATGGGCGCACCGTCCTTGCCAGTGTGCTCCAGTAGCTGCTTGTCCCGCCACCGACCGGGATCACGATTTTTCAACCAGAAGATGGCAGCGGTGGTGTCCGGTGGATGATGTTCCGTGTATTCGTGCTCAACCGTCCCAGATTCGGTATTGAAGATTTTGACCGCCTTATGCGAGCAACCAAGCGCCCGCTCGTAGAGCTTTGAAGCAACCTCGCAGTCCGCAACCGCTTTCCCAGCGTTTAGGGCATTAACAAACTCGGGATGGGAGTGCTTCCACTTCCACAAAGTAACGGTTGAAACCCCAAAGAAATCAGCAAGGGCAGCGTCAGTAAAACCAAGAAGGCAAAGCTTGCGCGCCTGTTCACAATGCGAATCGCGGAAAGCAGAAGGTCGGCCCCCAGCGTGTTTAGCGTCGGGCCGTTTGGCACTTGCGCGCCCAGGATGACGAGTCCTGCCTGACTTTGCAGCCATGCGGCGACATTGGCACAGTTATCGTTACCGAGTCAAGCGTTATCGTTATATTTTTTGGATAATGACTTTACGGTCTGTCTCAGGAGGCGGTCGTATCCAATGCTGTTCTTCCAGTTTTTTCCGTTCACCACAACCCTGAACGTGTCGCGCCTGCGCCGCGACGGAAACAAAACAATGTCGTAAATCTTTCCGGTCACAAATCTCCTGATTCGCCAAGACTCAATAGGCGCGGCGTAATCAATCTCAGGCGGATACTCAGGAGACGGGCCAGCCATCCGCTTCCGCTCCTTGGCAGCGTGCATCTGCGCCGATTTTTCCCGCGTCATTCGTCCGTAGCGTCTCATGTGAACTCACAATGGTTTAAGTGCGTCGGGTTGGCCTATTGCGTTGTTCGGAATTTAAATCTCGCTCATTGTCTCCGACTTCACGACGATGTTCTTGGCCTGCGAGAGGCCGTCTATAAATCCACGCATCCAGTCGTTTCCGTTTGGGTTCTGGGATTTGTGTTTCCTTGACCAGTTTATCTCCTGCTGAATTGCGTTGGAGAGTTTCTTGGTTTGCTTTTTTGTTTTCATCATTCCGAACCAGTCCTTGCAGGCGACGGCGATTCGCTCTGCGGGTTATTCGATGCCTTCAGGTCGCCGCGCCTGAAGTCTGCGTTAGAGCTACTTGCACTCCTTCAGTGCTTCGTATGCTTGGATCATCGCCACTACGTCGCCTTCCATCATTGCCTTGTGTGCGGCCTTGATGTTCAGGCTTATCATGTGGTGTCCGAACACGCCCACTGGTCCGAGTTCGGCGTAGGTTGTGAGCAGTTCCTGGCATCTCTCGATTTCTTTCGGGAGTGCCGTTCCGAGTGTTTCAGTTTTTGTTTCCATAGTCGTAGCTCTAACAATGCG